CGAGATTGGCACGGAGTGCGATCGCTGACCGTACTCGTTCTGTAAACTCCCTTTGTACTGTGTCGATAATCGACTGCTTCATCTCTGTCCTCCGCTGTTGGTTTGTTTATGTAACGGCTCCAACCACTGGAACCTGCGATCGTTCGCCGGCAGTACCCCCTCGCCAGGCCCGAGCACGAATACCCGCAAGCCGACCTTCACGGCCGTCTCGATCATGTGCTTGGTCCCCCGGCTCTCACCGTCCCACACGGCGATCAGCGCGTCCGCTGCGGCTGCCATCTCCAGATTGCGGATCGGCCCCGCCGACAGGCCGTGCTTGTCCCAATCAGCGGGGAACGTCCTCACCTGGATGTGACGGCTGTACGCCACCGACTCCCCGAGCTGATCGACGCCCTGGGCCCCTCCGGAGAAGACCTCCGAGATCTCGAATCCCGCGAGGTCCACCGCAGCTCGGACGAGGGCGATGTCCTTGATCCCGCGGCTGCCGGCGATGATAGTCCTCATGGGGCCGTCTCCTGCTCCGCAATGAAGAAGGGGGCAGGGGCCATCGCATACGTCGCAGGGTCCGCACTCGGACAAATCTACATCGAAAGGGGCGGAGCTCTGCACGAATTTCATGATCTGGTCTCGGTGATCGTCCTTGATCAGTATGCGGATCTCGATAGCGTCTAAGAAAATGGCACCACTTGGGGGATAGATACGCCACTCTGGCCAACTGCACCACTTGTAGACGCTATCGTACTCATCTACACAACAGTAGCATTCCCGAGCGTCCCCTTTGCCACGACTCTTCAGATACAGGACTCTTGTGTTCATTTCACACCTCCCAGTCAGCTATCGCCGGCCGACGTCTGTATTGCATCCAGGATCATCCGCTCCGCGGTCATGTCCGACTCGCCTGCAAGCGCCTCAAGGAACCGCTCCGCCTGCGACGGCGAGAGCAGGCCGCCTGGGGCCAGGGACTCCCAGTCGTCGCTGCCAGCCAGCTCGACGCCGACGGTGGCGCCGTGGAGGTATCCCTGGGCGCGGTACGGGCCTGCCCCGTCCGAGTCCATCTCCACGAACGTGGTCAGCGTCCCACCAAAGAGGATCCGCAACCGCTGCCGGAACGTCAGGCGCCGCGGGCGCAGCCGCAGGTAGTACGGGTTCACCGGCCCGGTCCGGACCTTCACCTTGCTGGTCTCGGTCTCCATCAGGGCACCTCCATCCAAGTCACAGGGAACGCCCCAGGCTGCCTCGAAGGCGTCTACCTTACGGCGAAGGCCGAAGTTGTACGCCCACCTGGCCGCGCCGGCATGACGCAACAGCGCGGTCCGCTGCCGGTCGTTGGGGTCCAGTTCGGTCTTGTAGGCGCGGTGGATCACTTGGCCGCCTTCTTTTTCTGCCTGCGTGGCCGGTTCCAATATGGAGATCGGCATTTCGGACAAGCAAGCACGGTAGACTTGCGGGGGATCCAGACGTGTCCGCATCGCAGGCACGTCAACTTCTGTGGGATTTTTACTTTCGTCATTTCGTCCTCCACGTCATAACCATAGGGTACGGCGTATCTTTGTCAAGCGGAAAAAGCAAACGGGAAAAAAGATCGACGGGTCGTCGAATTGTCTTGACCTGCCCATCTGCCTGCGGCATGCTGACCCCAGGATGAATGACCGCCCCCATGGGCACAACGAGGAGGAACCATGGCAGATAACGAGAACCCAACTGTCAACGATCTCTTGGCACTTGCCGAGGATTTCAACGAGATCATCAACGCGGTTGCCGATAAGGGCGGCGACCCGATCGGGTCGTTCTCTGTCTCTCCCAGCGGGTGGGGACCGGGATCTGTGACATTCGACTCCTGGGGACCTTCCTGGAACGACGACTGCGACGAGCGCGCCCAGGTGGACCCCCAGCGACGAGAGCGACGATCCCGATCTCGTATCCCTCAGCGTGCACATGATCGGGGAGATGGAGCAGCTCGGGGAAGCGGTTCTGGAGTTCGTGAGGCAGGCGCGTCACCCCAAACTCGGCGCCTGCGAGACCTGCATGCACTACGTGAGCGGTACCGGCACCTGGGGGCACTGCCCGAAGAAGGACGAGCGCAGACAGGACGGGGACTGGTGCGAGGACTGGGATGACGGGATCCGAAGCGCCTCAGACGAACAGGGAAAAGAGGAAGCCCCGCATCCACCGTACCCGATCCCTGGGCTACCGCAGTCGATGCTCAAGGGCCGTGCCACCGTCGTCGAGGAGATCCTGGCCATCCGCAAGCGCAACACCATCCCGCCGACCGACACCGAGGTCCGGACCATGATGGACCACTGCGAGCACGTCGCAGAGGAACGGATGGGCGTCTGTGAACAGGCATGCGCCGAGGATCACATGCGGATCTACCGCGCGCTACAGGAATTGCTGGACCTGCGCACTCTCAGCCGCGGAGGTGCCCCATGAATGAACGCCCTCCCATCGTCAGCATCGGGGCCGGAGACCTCAACAGGGTCCATTGCCAGCGGATCGGACGCGAAGACTTCATCTTCCGCCGGTACCCAACCCCCGCCGATCTCAAGCGCGCAGAGAACGATAACAAGCTCGTGGTCACGATCGTCGAAGACCGACTCCCCAGGGTCCGGACCACCGAGGAGACCCGCGCCTTTGTCGATGGCTTCCTTGGTGCCCTTGGCCTTGAGCGATCCGACTACCACGTCCTTGTGTGGGTCCACGGCATGAGCGAGGAGGAGGGCAGAGAACGCTGGGTTGCGGAGGTCCTTCGGCAGCGGTATATCCCGTTCAGCGTCCAGGCAGGGACCATACCAGGCGCAGGACCGATCCCCAACTGTGAGGAGGTGCCCAATGGCTGAGTGGATGATCATCGCTCTCTGGATCTACATGGTCGGGTTCCTCTTGGTTGGGATCGGAGTATCCGCCAAAGGCCATCGGCATGGCGACGGGGACCACGTTATTATGCTCACTACGCTGGAGGTTGCGGGCCTCTGGCCGCTCCTCATCATCGCTCTGGCGTTGTACTGGGCCGGGTGGCTGCTGGCCTCGTTCCTCGATCGCCGTGGCACGGGGACCCCATGAAGACCCCTCCCACCATCCGCGAGGCCCAGTGCCCGCGCTGCAAGCAATGGTCCCCGATCGCCTGGGACGACGCGATCCCCCCAGGCGGCTGGTGGTGGAAGGACTCTGCCGGCTGCCCCGAGTGCGGATACCCTGCCCTGGTCGAGAGCGAGTGCGAGACGCGGGAGGTCCCGATCCCGTGTCCACACCCGGAGCTGCCGTTCGATTCCTGACCAGCGCAGCGTGCCCGCTTCCGAGAGGCAGCGATCCAATTCAAGATGGCTATCGTCGACGACATCGGTCCACCGCCCAGATGGATCGCCGGGTTGTGGGAGAAGTTCTTGCGGCTGTTCAGCCAGAAGGAAGGCATCGAGGTAAGTTGTGGAGCCGTCACGAGGAGCAGCGGACCTGGGCTCGTGGAATACCTCACTCACGACGGGCCTCTCGACCCGACCCACGTCGGGATCGACTGGGCAGAGGGCTTCGAGCCCCCCGAGGTCGCCGCGGCCATAGCAGACCCGTCCCTGTTCGTCCTCCCCGGCGAGGACCCGGAGGACTGCCGCGGCTGCCCCGACGTCGGCTCCTGCGACAATGAGGCTGTCCCCCTGTGCCAGGTCGACGACGAGGAGGATCGATGAAGGAAGAGCTCTGCATCGAATGCGGCGAGCCTACTGGCCGCGCAGGCAGACACGACGACTCGCTCTACTGTGGGTGGTGTGGCGCTGGACCGTTCTGCGAGGAGTGCCTGGATGCCCACGAGGTGTTCTGCGACGCCAAGGACTCACCCTAGACAACCCCTGCACCGACAGGGCCGCGTGGCCCGTAGCCCCCCACCAGCGCCGTTGACTGCGACGACGGCCCCGGATGCTCCCACCCCAAGCTACCAGGCCACACAGCGCCTCCTACCCCCTCACGCATCTGCGTCCCTGGCCCGGGACGTGCAAGCCCGCGCACGTAGCACCGGCTGTCTGCAAATTCAACGTGAAATATTCCAAGGATGATAACCGAGGAGGTCCGCGCTCAGCAGCGGATCATGCTCCCTCTTCGTCCTTCCATTCGGGGTGGGCATGGGCATTGACTTCGGCAAGGCCCTCCTGGGCCAGGGTCGTGTCCCCCGCGTCGTCCTCATGCAGAGCACTCCGCAGCGAGTCGATGACCATCGAGCCCTGCCACACTTGCATCCCGGCCTCTTCGATGTTCTGTGGCACACGCATTGTCTCGAAGAACGCCAGCGCCCTCTGCGCAGCCCGTCGCAATATCTCGATCTGTCGACAACTCCACCTCCTGTGCGCCTCTTCTTTCTTGCCTGGTTCCATATACGTGCCGCACATGAAATAATTGGCGTCGGGAATGGACTGCAATTGTCCAATGCTCTTTTCGTAGACGTTCACGCGCGGTGCCCCGCAGAACGGGCAAGGTTCACGGGCGGCCAGAAGTTCCTCGTCGGTCATCCGGTGCATCAAGCACCTCCCTCCTCGTCCTCGTGCAGGGTGCGCAGTCGCTGCACCTCCGCTGCCGCGTCCCCGCAAGCCTCCTCCGCTGTCTCCAACTCCGCACCCAGCCGATCCACCTCACCCAGCAACAAGTGGACCGCCTCAATGTGCTTCGCCACCTTGAACATACCAGCGTGCGCTCCGCCCCACAGCTTCCGGATCTCGGCGACCGTCAACGGCTTATCCATCATCCCCCTCCCCGCCATAGTTTGGTGACACCGCTTCCACTGTGCGGAGGCCGCGGCACGAATTCGAACGACATTGGTCCGCTGGGCTGGTATCCGCCCTCGACGCGTACACCGGGGACGCTGGCACTCATGCCGTCCACCGGCGTCCACCGCTTCCCGTCGAAGTAGTAGGGCCCCTTGCCTCTCGGGTTCCTGGTACTCCGACGCAATTGGCGCATCACACCAGTGGCCGCAACGGACACCATGCACCCCAAGCCCATCACCGGCAGATACTCCACCGGCACCACGAACCACATCCCGATCCCAAGCACCAGGGCCACCACGACGGCCAGGATGGCGAGCACCAACTTCGCTTTACTTCGCATCACCCACCTCCCGTCTCGTCATGGATAGCGATCGCCTTCCGCAGTGCGCCCATGTTGATCACCTGGACCACATTGCCAGGCTTCACCTCGATTGCAGGCATACCGAGACGCGTGATCACCTTCCCGTCCTCAAACTCAGTCACCAGCGCTATCTCCACTTCGTCTGGATAGCCAGGGTGCTCCGCCGCGAACTCCCGGAGGACCTTCTCCTCCGCATCGTTGATGGCCTTCTTTGTCGCCTGGAAGCACATGTCGACAGTCAGAGATGGGGGAAGCCTCACCTGGACCCAGATTATGAACTCATGGTTCGGTCCACCACCGGTGCAGACCTCCCACAGCGCCCACCGAGGGTTCAGGTCCTGCGCTCTCGCTTTGGTGATAACTTCGGCGCCAGGGTCCTCCCGGCTCCCTCGATACTGCATGGCCTCCTCCTCGCTGTTTCCTCGTCAACCTCCTCCACCTCTACCGTCCCCGATTCCCCCTGTCAACTACTTTCGACGATCCGTCGCACTGGCCCAGGCGACCAGCCCCCGAACCTCACTGCCTCTTTCCCTCCTCGACTTGCTTCCCCCGCCGACCGTAGCTACGCTTCACCACAGGAACCATAACTACTAGATTTCACAGGAGGAGACCACATGACTGCACTCTACGCCTACAAGATCAAGGTCAGGCATGGACAGCTCCAGGACGACGACAAGCGGATAGTCGTCCTCCGACGCCTCAAGAAGGCTGGCTGCCTCCACCACCTCGACGACACCGAGTTGCATGTCGTCTGGTTCCCGCACTGCCAGCTCAACCACGATGATGTCGCCATTTGGATAGACCTCCTCGGGATGCTGATCGTCGACCGCCGGGACTGCTGCGAGCTGTTTGGATGAGCGATCCCACCCTCAGCCACACCCACTCTCCATATTCGTCGATCATTCTACGATCATTCGTCGAACGTTCGTCGATCAATCGTCGAGCCACCCACGCAACCCCCCGATATCACAACACTCCCACCACGCCACCACGCCCCCTCCAACCACCGCCGCACCCCCAAAGCCCTCGCGCATCACGCGAGCGTCACGCACGCGCATCACACGCGCATCCTAGAATCTAACTCTTATGCTAAAGGGTTTCTAATATATGTCTCCCATCTTATATTCTACTTCTCTTATGACTGACTTATGACTGCTATCTCTAATACTACGCTCTGTCTTAAAACTGAATTAAACCCATGACGCGGACGCGAGCGAGCACACGCACGCACGCACGAGCCCACGCACACACGCGACGCGAGAATCAAACCACCAACTCACTGCCGAACCACCACCCTCACACCCAACTACAAACACCGCAGCCGGACATAGCAAAGGGGAACCACAGGGGACCGGAACAACAACCCCACACCACTGTCAGCCAGCTAAATCCCACGGCAAACGCGACCCCCGCACGCGGCGCGCGTCCACGTGCACGCGCGCCGTCTCCCCTCACTCTAACTATGACTCCCCTCAGTATCTCTGAATCTACCAAGGACCCCTTCCTAGAATACAACCACCCCAGATCGAACACTACCACCACAGAACCCTTGACATCCAGCAACCCTGCTCTGTATTATCCTGCCATGACCCTTGGATACAACTACCGGACCTCCCCTCTCCCAGCTTCTCTACCACCAGGCCCAGCATACAATAACTCCCAGCTCGATAACCACCGAGCCACAACATGCAACGCGCCGAACCCCACTGCTCAACCACAACTCCCCTCCATCCGGAAACAACGTACACACTCCAGTTATAACCATGAAGCCTACTGATTCAACTACCCCCGATAGAGTGCGTAGTAATAGAAGAATGCAACCACCAGGAGTGGAGAAGACTCAGCAGAGAAGAGGAGCAGTTACTAGAGAGTTGTATGAGAGGATGTTTCAAATCTACGTGCGCGACCCGTCGATCTCGCGGGTTCAAGAGACATGCGGCGTCGCCTATCAGACAGCGAAAAAAGCAGTGGAGGAGGGCTGGCCGGAGCGGGGCTTCGAAGCGATCCGAGACCGCTTCGCCAGGGTTGCCATGGAGGCCCAGCGGCGTGAGGAGAACGATCCTCGGACGGTCATCGGTGAGAACCTCGCGCTGATCCGCACCGTCAAGGGCCGGCTCCGGGATGCAGCGAAGGCCACCGGCGTGAAGAGCGGGGATCTGATCCGGATCACCGACTCGCTGGACAAGGTCCTGACCCGGGAGCACGTCCTGCTCCAGGCGGCCATTGACGCGGGGATGGAGGGCGGCGGTGGAGTCGAGGACCAGATCGCCACCCTGGACGACGCAGCCCTGGAGGGCCTGGCCATGCGTGGGGAGCTCCCCCCGGAGTTGGTCTCGTTCATGGCGCCGGGGTACGTTCCGGAGCGAGACCCCAACAGCCACCTCTTCGTCGCCCCGGACGACAGCGATGGACCGCCCGCTATTGAACCGCCCCCCATCGCCGAAGATATCCCTGATCTCCTGGCAGCCCCCTCGGATCCCCCGGCCCCTGCCCCACAGCCTGCCCGTGTGCCCACCGAGGCCCCGACCAAGACGGACGGGGCCCTGGACCTCGAAAGCCTTTCTGAGCGCATCATGAGCGACTCGACGAAGGGGAAAAAGGGGGCTGGACAGGCAACAACCACACAAGAAAACAAGCGGTTCTAATAGATGAATATCCCCCCAGGACAAAACGGAACCACCTAACTAGCTGATTTCTTTACCATTCCGAAACGAGTTGACATAGTAGCACTTATCGGACAAACGGAGTCGCCCCTCGTTTGATAGCCGCTCCATGTTTGTGGTATCCTCCAGATGTTGACATGGACAGGGGGTCAGCGATGAGGATGGACACACGCTGTATTGACGTTGGCGACAGAGAGAAGCCAACCAAAGCACTGCGGCGCACAACCAAAGAGAAGTCGGCGCTTAGGATTGCTGCGTTAGATCAGTACGGGGAGGTGTGCGAAGTTTGCGGTTACTCCTTCCCGTGCCTTGAGAGGCTTTTGGTAAACACCAGCCGACCCCCTATGGCTGTTCATCACATTTGGCATTACTCCAAGGGCGGACCTAACGACATCTCGAACGTGGCGGTGCTTTGCCCGAATTGCCATGCTCTAGCTCACGTCATATGGCCGGAAAAGAGCAGTGAGGAGGGGTCCTTGACTAGAGGGCTACGTCGTGACGAGTTCGTGAAAACAATGAAAGGGGCACGGTTTGGAGGTGAGGCGGTTCGACAACTACCGCTTTGCTGGGGAGACAAGCACGGACATAGGCTAAACAGCAGCGTTACGAACTTCCAGGACTTCTTGGTTGAGGCGTGGGACGCCATGCACGGCGATACCACCCAGGGGGAGGGGTAGTGCTGTGTGCTTCTCAACGCAAACGTCCCCAACTTTTGACCGGGGGGGGGGACCTCCGGCACCGAACCCCGACCCTGACCCGTCCCCGTCGCAGTCCCCGTCGTCTCCGTCGCAGAGCGGGGCCGCATGGGGGGCGCACCATCCACAGAACCTCCGTCGCAGTCCTCGTCGCACTCACCGTAGAAACTTGACCCGGGGGGAGGGGGTGAGCCTGGCCCCGGTGGTCTCTTGCCCCGGGTCCGCCGGGCCCGCCGCGCCGCCCCCAGTCCGCCGTACCCCTCTGCTGTGCCTGTGAAGATTTCAGCGCGGCCCCCCCCTGAATTGGCCTGCCAGCACCGCCGATTCTGAGGTCGGAATAATGATAGCAGTGGTCCAGTAGAGGGGGGGCACCGGGGGTCAAAAAACCGGGCGATATGGCCCCGGTTAGCCGTAACCCACCCCCCTCCAACCCCCGCGAAAAAATCCCACTTTTTGAACTCGCCCCCCCCACCCGACCCCGACCCAACCGCCCGACCCATCGCGCCCCATCGCGCCTCTCGTGCAGTGGTCGAGTGTTGGTGCTGGTCCGGTGGTGGAGGAAGATGGAGTTGCGTGTGGTCGGCTGAGATGGTAGTTGGTGAGCAGATTGAGCGAGGAGGTGTTGTGTGGCCGAGGTAGCGTTCATGCCGATTTCGACATGGGATCCATGGTTCGTGAAGGCGATTCGAGAGCACTACACAGAGAGCGCTGGTGCTCCTCCCGGGAAGAAGCAGGCGTGGAGGATCCACGAGGACGGCATCGTGGTCGGGTGGATTGGTCTCGGCGAGCCAGCCTACGCTTTGTCTCCTCGGCGTCGTCTTGGGATCGCTGACATCCGTCCGTTGCCTCAGACTGTGTGCTGCTTCATTTACCGAGTCGTGGTCCCCCGCTCGCAGCGTGTGTTGTCGAGTGGAGATCTACTCCGTCTGTGGCATGGGCCTGCTGCTGCCGATTGGTCTCGTCGTTACGGCTGGGAGCCTGTGCACTGGGAGACGATGGTGTCGCAGGGCGATGCGAAGAATCTCGGTGCGTGCTTCAAGCGGGCTGGGTACCGCAGTCTGGGGTGGACGACTGGGCGCGGGGCGCGTCGTCCGGCAGGGCACTCTCGTGGTCCCCGGGTGTGGGGCGACACTGAGAAGCGGCTGGTGCTCTACCGTGGTCCGCTTGCGAGGCTCCCGTAGTCCCCCCGTCGTCTTCTCTCTTGACAACGCTTCTCGCCTTGGTCTACATTGCTGGCCATGAAGGTCACGAACCACATTCTCCTCCCCGGTCACACGACACCGATGGTGCCAGGCAGTTGGCCTGGCGAGCGTTGGTCTGTTCTGTGACAACCTGATCTCGATTCACTCAGACAATTAGGCCTCGGTAGCTCATTCGGTAGAGCGGCTGTTTTGTAATCAGCGGGTGGGGGGTTCGAATCCCTTCCGGGGCTCTGGAGTTCTGACAGCATGGGCCGATAGTTCAGCGGCAGAACAGCGGTCTCCAAAACCGCAGACCCGGGTTCGATTCCCGGTCGGCTTGCTTCGGGGTGTAGCGCAGCCTGGTAGCGCGCCTGGTTTGGGACCAGGACGTCGTCGGTTCGAATCCGGCCACCCCGACTACCACCTCCGCAGTCTCCCATCTCATGACCCTCTTGCGCAGCGATCCACGCTGGTGGTAGAGTGTGCGTCGTGGAGAGGTGAGCGAGGCGGAGTGGTTGAGTCCAGGAGGGGAAGATGCTGCAGGATTTCTTGGTGAACGTTCCGACGACGGCTCCGGTGTCTGGTGATCCCCGGTCGGTGAAGCATCTGCGTGAGAAGCAGGTGGTGTTTCGGATCACCGGCACTGCCTGGGATGTTGACCTGCAGGTGTCGTACGACGGTGGAGATTCGTTCGTGGACTTGGCTTCGAACGTGACAGCGAGCACCGAGGTGTCGCTGGTGGACGGGAACGGGTGGCCGTTGCTGGCGACGCACGTTCGAGTGGTGACGAATGCCGGCGGCGTGCCGGGTGATCCGGTGGCGGAGCCGTGCGTGGCGATGTTGTGGGGGTACCGGGATCTGGGGTAGACGTGGGCTGTTGTGCCCCGGTGCTGGCTGCGGCCTGGCGCGGGGCCGAGCCCCCTGTCCCTGCCCCCTCCTGAGTCGTTGAGAGGTTGGCGATGATCAATGAGACAAGAACCCTAAGAACCCTGGATGAGACGATCGGATTTCTGAACGAGCTGCTGGCGTTGGACGTTGACGCGGTGAGTGCGCTGATGTGCAACGCCCGGGTGCCGTGTGGGGATGCGCTGGCTAATCATCCGACGGTGCAGGTTGGGCTGCAGCCTGGGACGACGAAGGATGACGGGCTGTGCGATGTCGGTCTGCTCGGCGTGCTGAACGGTTTGTTCGGGACCTTGGAAGGCGGTCGGTTCGACGGGTGGGGTCCGCTGTGTGCTGACGTGGATCCTGTTTGTCCGCACTGTGGCATGGGGAGGGATGAACTCGCTGCCGGTGGCTGGAAGCCCGGGGATGAGCATTGCCCCATGTGCTGCAAGGCCCTGGCGGAACCGGTTGTCCTGGGCTGGCGTGTGCTTCGGTTCCGGAGGACGGGCTGATGGGAGCTGAGTGTGCCATGGCCATCGTGGCCAGCGCTGCAGTTTTTGTGTTGGTGTGGTGCGGGCTGGCTGTGAGCGGCCGGTGCTCGGACGACGAGCGGAGCGAGGGCTGAGATGAGCGGAGCCGGCGTGAAGAAGAGGCCTGGTAGACATGGTCGTGCCGTGAAGACGGAGGTCGACGCCCGGACTACCGACGCCCCGGATCTGACTGGCGACGAGTGGCTTGACGGCGGGACTGCGCTGCAGGTGATGAAGGCGACGAGCGCCGGTGTTTCCCTCGAGGACTCACAGATGTGGGGGGCTGGGGCCCTGGGCGAGGACGGCTGGAGCACGAAGGGATTCGTTCGTCCTCCGATGCCGATGGACGGGCTGTGGATCACGTACATCAACTCGAATGTGCTGCGGCAGTGTGCGCGGGCTTACTTCGCTACGGTGGATGCGTTCGGCGCGGTGGTGGAGCCGATCTTGAATCCGGAGGCCGAGGACTTCGAAGCGAAGCTGGCTGCGCTGGTGTTCGAGGAGCGGGTGTACCTGTTCGAGCAGGGGAAGTCGAAGAAAGATCCCGTGTGGCCCGAGGGTGCCGACCTCGAGAAGCAGAAGAGCGAGTACATGGCCCGGCTGCGGCAGGAGATGGCTGGCTGTCGGGTGTGGGCGAAGACCGTGGTGGACGATGGCCGTAGCCTGGTGTACCTGCGGAGCCGGATTCGTGACGAGTGGGTGGGGTTGGGGAACGCTGCGATCGAAGTGATGCGTGACCTGAACGACAAGCCCTCCCGGTTCGCCTGGGTGTCGATGTTGCGCCTGGCGCCGACGAAGCAGGACGAGGAGCCGATCGAGGTGGCGGAGAAGCTTCGGGTGGGATTGAACATCCTGACCCGGAAGGTTTGGCGTCGGTTCCGGAAGTGGGCGCAGGTGCTGGAGAGCGGGAAGGAGGTCTGGTTCAAGGAGTACGGTGACCCTCGGATCATGAGTCGGCGGACGGGGGAGTACTTCAGGGACGAGCAGGCATGGGAGAAGCATCTTGCCGACAACCAGTCGGACGATGCGGATGCGGCAGCCGACCAGGAGGCGACGGAGATCTACCACTTCCTCGTCCCGGACAGCCGGAGCGTGTGGGGCATGCCGATGTGGTACGGGGCGATCCGGTCAGTGGCGGGGAGCATCGCCGCTGAAGAGGTCAACCTGGTGTTCTTCGACGGGTCTGCGATCCCTCCCTACGCAATCCTGGTGAACGGCGGGAAGCTGAAGAGCGGGGCTGACACCGTCATTGCCGAGCACTTCAAGAAGCTGCGTGGGCGAAAGAATCGTCACAAGGTGCTGATCCTCGAGGCCCTCCCTCCGAAGTCGAAGGGCGCGGTCAACGCGGGGAGTACCGGGAAGGTGGAGATCGTGTTCGAGCGGCTCTACCAGCAGAGCGAGGCGACGTTCCTCGAGTACGACGAGACGAACCGGGACAAGGCAGCGGAGACCCTGCGAGTGCCGAGGATCCTTCGTGGCGCCGCCGGGGACTACAATAGGGCGACAGCTTCAGCCGCCCTGACGATGTTCGAGAACATGGTGGCGGGTCCGACGAGGGCGGAGTGGGACGACGAGTTCGACGGGTTCCTCCGTGATAGGGAGTACCGGCTGGTGCGGATGCGGAGCCGGAGCCCCATCACCAGGGATCCAGAGACCCAGGCGAAGATCGTGGAGATCCTGTCGAAGGCGGGTGGGCTTGTCCCCGGGGAGGTCCGGGACCAGGCAGCGGACATCCTGAACGCGGAACTGCCCGAGATCGACGAGCCCTGGACGAAGCAACCGATGCTGATGACCCTGGCGGGGATCCAGCCCGGCGGCGCAGGTGCCGGCGAGGGCGGCGAAGGCATTGCAGGTCCTGGTGTCACCGAGGGGACCGACCCGAGCCGGATCAACGAGGCCGTGAATCGGCTGGTGGCCTTTCAGCAGGCGATCGCCGATGCGCAGAAGGGCGGTGTCCAACTCCGCGGCGGCGGCGGGGACGGAGACGACCAGGTCCTCCGGATGGAGATCCCGTGGGCAGAGATGCAGCGCATCGTGCAGCCCGATCCGGAAGCCCCCCCCGACACTGAGCTGTGATGCCACAGCGATCCCCCACCATCCCCGGCCACTTCGAGCCCCTGACCAAGCGACAGAAGCTAGTCAAGCTGGCGATGCTCCGCTTCCTGGCGCAGCGGGAGTTGTTCCGCCGGCGGCTGCGAACTGACCCCAACGCATTCATCGAGTACGCCTTCGAGACCGAGAAGGGCGAGCCGATGAAGCAGGCGTGGTTCCACCTGGAGTGGCAGGACCTCCTGACCCACAACGAGGACTGCATAATCATTGGCCCTCGTGGACATGGGAAAACGAGCCAGATAATTGGACGGATTATCTGGGAGTTGGGGAAGGACCCGAACTTGCGGGTGAAGATCGTCTGCCAGTCGGACAACAAGGCGAAGGAGCGCCTCGTTGAGATCCAGCAGCACATCGAGGGTAATGTGAGGGTGAAGTTCGTCTTCCCCGGGCTGATGGCTGCGGTGAAGGGGGAGTGGTCGAAGCACAAGCTCTTCATCCGGCGGACGATCGTCGCTCGAGATGCGTCGGTGCACGCGCTAGGGGTCCTGAGCACCGCGACCGGCGGGCGGTCGGACCTCAACGTCTACGACGACGTGGTGGACCGGCGGAACGCGATCCTGCAGCCGAAGCAGCGCGAAAATGTGAAGATGGCCTACAAGGGCGACTTCTCGAACCTCCTGCTCCCTGGTGGCCGGACCTGGTACATCGCCACGAAGTGGCACAAGGACGACCTGACCCACGAGCTCCTCCGCAACAAGCGCGGGATCTACGCCATCCGGGAGTACGCGATCAACGAGGCCCTCGATCCAATCTGGCCCGAGGTCTGGTCGCACCTTGCACTGGTGAGGCAGCGGAAGAAGATCGGGAAGGTGGAGTTCGATCGAGGATTCCGGAACATTGCTCTGAGCGGGGACGTGATCGTTATCCAGCCGGAGTGGATCAAGTACCGGCCGTATCGGCACTTCCCCGACGACCTGCACATGATCACCGCGTACGATCTGGCCATCGAGGACAAGACGAGGAGCGACTACTTCGCGTGGTGCATCCTGGGGTGGAGCCCGAGCGAGAAGAAGATCTTCGTGGTCGGGGCTGGGCATGCCAGGCTGACGTTCTACCAGCAGTTCAAACGGGTGATCGGGGACTGGTTGAAGTGGCGGGCCCGGCGGGTGGTCATCGAGACGATCGGGTACCAGAAGGCGCTGGCCCAGGAGTTGGAGCGGGTCACGATGATCCCGGTGTTCGGATTCAAGCCGCAGAAGGACAAGGGGACGAGGCTTCTGGAGGTCTCGCCATACGTCGAGACGGGGAACGTGATCTTCGCCGACCACCTGGACCCGCTGGCGGACAAGGTCACACAGGAGCGCGGAGACCTCGTTTCGGAGCTGACGGAGTTCCCGCTCTACGTGACCGACGACTGCATGGACGCATTCGTGGAGGGCGCCCTCTGCGTGGTCGGCGTCTACGGGGGATCGATCCTCGAGGACGTGCTCCGGGAGTACGACGAGGAGGACGACTTCTGGCATGAATGGGACGACGATGATGGCGCCGAGGTGTCGGTGGCCATCGCGGGGGGGGACGACTGGTGAAATGCTGTAATGAAACCATCGAGATCCGGCCGAGCGCTCGAGCGGTCCTCGTCGAGAAGGCGGATGGGCACTGGGTGTGGGGACCAGGGGGCGTGCGCAAGGTCGCTACCGCGGCAGAGGGCATGCTTCTGCTCGGGGGCGAACGTGTCGCTGTCCAGGGAGAGCGCTTCGTCCTCGTCGAGAATACCCTCGATGGGCCGGTCCTGCACCTTGGCGCGGGGATGCGCAAGGCGGAGCGGATCGTCCGACTCGGATTGAACCCTGTGGACCGAGTCCGTGTCCTTGCCTGCAGCCCGCTGGGGGGCGTGGGTGTGGTGGCGAGCCGGATGGTGCCATGCACCGAGGCAGACCTCCTCGACGCCGGCATGGCCGCACTCGACGAGGTCCTCGAGGCGTTCGGTGCCGGGGCCCCAGTGGAGAAGGCCCCGAAGAAGCCGCTGGACCCGAATGACGCGAAGGACTTTGCGCGGATCGTGCGAGAGCTCACCGCTGAGATCAACGATCCGCTGGAGCGGGAGGAGCGGGCGGTGATGATCCGCGCGCTGGACGGCATGGCGGAGGTGGATTGGCAGGATCTATCTTCCGATGAGCGGGTGGAGCTGCTGGGCACGACGGCCGCCGGCGTGGGGGCAGTGGGCGCTACGGCGGTGACGTCCGCGGGGGTGAAGCGCTCGGTGTTCACGACTGGCGAGTCGGTGGTGCTCGGGACGCGGAAGAGCGTGGGCACGGCACTTGGCATGGATCTGCGGACCTCGATGAATCTGATTGACAGGCGGATCGTGGGGTCGGTCCAGGATCTGGCGGGGCACTACCTGACCGATCGGAAGAGACAACTGCGGGACCGGATGACCAGGGAGGGGCAGCGTGTTGTGACCGCTGCGCTTGCTGACGGGTTGGGATCGAAAGAGGTTGCGCGGCGTCTTGAATCGGTTTGGTTGTCGGACAAGACCTTCGGACGTGGACGGGCCTACGCTGAGTTGTGTGCCCAGGCATGGATGCAGGACTCGCGGAGCTACGGGCAGATCTCGTCGTACAGCGAGGCGGGGATCCAGCGGTACCAGATCGAGGCGGTGCTCGATGAGCAGACGACTGTCATCTGCCAGGAGCTGCACGGGAAGGAGTTCGACGTTGGGACGTCAATGCGCCAGTTCGAGGATCGGTCGGGGTGGGACGATCCCCAGGAGATCAAGCGGGCTGCCCCGTGGGTTCGGCAGAGTGGCGGGGAGATGTTTATCAAGCCACCTGGTGGGGAACGTGTGAGTCTGGGAAGTCGTGGCGAGGATGGAGTCTTCAAGTTTTCGGTCTCTGATCAGGCCATGCAAAACAGCGGGGTTGGCTACCCACCGTTCCATGGCTACTGCCGCACGACTACCGTCCCGGTGATCTGATCGTTGTGATACGAAAACTACAATCTGAAATTCCCTCTTGACATCTGTGTGTTTCGTTCCTGAGAATAGGAGCGAGGTGCTCATGCGGCAAATCGTCCCATCTCTGGTTCGTATCGGCAACGATGACGTGGCCGAATCTCCGAAGGCGCAGCGCTATCTCGATCGGTATGTTTCGGAAGCGATCTTGACCAGCTTCAACGAGCGCCCAATGGCCGGGACGATGACCAGGGCGGAGGTCGTCAGCCGCTTCAATCAGGTCGAAGAGATGGTGAAGATCGCCCGCTTCGACTGCAAGATGAGCCCTTATCGGATTGCTGACCATCTCCTGCACTGGCTGCTATTGTGGCTGGACGAGAACCCCTGGGAGCCGGATCTGCGCCGGAAGGCGTATGGACCACATGTTTTGAGACCGCGCCACGACGAGCTTGTCGGGCCGGATGGAAGACCATTGCACTAGGCTTGAAGCCATCACGGGAGGAAGGCATGAGCGACGAACTCAAGAGCAACGCGGATCTGCTGAAGCGGCTGCTGGCCATGGGCGAGGGCACCCAGACTGGCGACGAGACCAAGATGACCGTCGGCAAGGCCATCGCCGACATCACCGACGCGGTGGCGAAGACCGGCGGCGACAAGGGCAAGCTCGCCGCGGTAGCCAAGGAGAAGGCCCCGATGATCGAGGCCGTGCTCAAGGCCATCGACGCGGGCAAGGGCACCGACGAGGAGATTGCCTTCAAGGTGGCCAAGGCCGAGGGCGCCGCCGGCGGGGACGAGAACCTGACCAAGGCAGAGGAAATCCTCAAGGGCCTGCAGGGGACGGTCGCCAAGGAGGATGTCGTGTGCCCCAAGTGCAACTGGAAGGGATCCAGCGACGACCTCAAGGACGGCGCCTGCCCCGAGTGCGGCGCGAAGGTCGCCACCGGCGGTGAGGACGAGGAGAAGAAGAAGGGGTTCGCCAAGGCGAAAACCGACTTCCAGGCCGACCTCGACGTGGCCAAGGCCAAGGCCAAGGAAGACCTCTCCGACGACGACAAGAAGAAGCTCAAGGATCGGCTCGCGCAGCTCCGGGGCACCCCCAAGGGCAAGGACGACGACGACCTGAAGAAGGCTGCCGACGACCTCGAGGAGATCTCGAAGGGCTTCGGCGGCGAGTCCGACGGAGGCTGGGGCTACGACCTGAACGACGATGGCAGCGACAAGTAGTCCGCGTCCCGTCACAGGTCTCCTGATCGCCTGATCCCTTCACCCGGAGGCGCCACTCGATGGACCCCCAGCACGACTACACCGGCAGCGGCGGCCTCGTCGAATTCCTGCTCAAGGATCTCATCGAGGACGAGCGAGAGTTGGTCCGCATGTTCGGACCCGACCACGTCCGGAAGATGGCTGTGCTGTGGAGGTCCCTTGTGGGCAAGAGCGCGATCGCCAAGCCGCTCCTGAAGATGTTCCCGGAGCACAAGGTCTACGTCGAGCCGTTCGCAGGTTCCGGGGCGATGTTCTTCAACAAGGAGCCCGTGGAGAAAGAGGTCCTGAACGACCTGGATCCGGAGATCGCCTTCGGGTTCCGGTTCGTCCAGGGGGTGACCAGCGCGCAGTTGAAGAAACTTGAGGGCATGAAGTGGTGGATCGCTGACTCAAAGCCTGCATTCGATGCTCTCCGCAACGGCAAGCCGACAGGGGACGTGGAGCGGTTCCATAAATTCTTGCTGCTGAAACTGGTCTCATTTTTCGGTAAAGGCAATGAGAGTTCACGCACGTCCAATCGCGTTGGCACTCCGACGAAACGTCCACCGTTGGCTATCGGCAGAATGAAAGAGGCGAAGGAGCGCCTGGCTGGTGTGGTGATCCGGTGCGAGGACTACCAGAAGGTCTGCAAGGAATTCGACGGTCCCGACACCTTCCAGTTCCACGATCCTCCCTACCATGGATTTGGGCAGAACGTCGGCGAGAAGGAGTGGGACGAGAAGCCCTACGCAGAGTTCATAAAGACGCTCAAGTCCAAGTTCCTGATCACTTACGGCGACAAGGGGGACATGGGGATCTGGAAGGGTTTGAATGTCAAGAAGCATACGGTGTCGAAGCCGCTCCCGATGGGTGTTGGAGCAAGCACCGGCGTGATGTTCACCATCACCAACTTCGACGTGAAGACCGTCTCCATGATGCGCAAGGACCAGCGGGTGGAGATCACCGCCGCGCAGGCCGCGGTGCTGGCCTCCGGTGTCCCGATGCTGACGGACGTGCTCCCTGTGCTCAAGGATCTTGCTACCGGGCTTGGCCGCCTGGTGCCGAGTGAGATCACGGACGACGCGGTGTCCCTCGAACGCATCCTCCAGGCATCGATCGCCGGTCACCAGGTGCTGAAGGGCAATGTCCCGGACGAGGACCTGGTGCGACTCAAGAACGGCATCCGTGGCCTGGCCGAGATGGTCGGGTTCGACGCACCGATGTTGAATGGTCTCGCCGAGAGCATCGGGAAGGCTGTGGACCTGGTCCCTGCCCCGTCGATGACCCCCGACGAGAAGCGGGAGTCCCAGGCGCTTCGTTCGAAGAAGTGGGGGATCTCCGCACTCGACGGGCATGGGGAGCGGCTGACGTTCCCCGCCGGCTGGTCGAAGGACCTTGAGGACTACGGGGATCCCTGCAATCTCATGTATCCCTGCGACACCGTCGAGCGGGCTCGGAATGCCCGGATCAGGTTCAAGCAGTTCGCAGCGGGATACCCGCAGGATGCGGATCGGAAGATTGTCCACGGTCGCATCGTGGAGCGCGAGTTGAAGCTCGGGATCAAGCCGCGCTTCGACGAGAAGGACGCGCTGGACATGCTGCTCCCGGAGAACCTCCGGACGCAGATGGAGAAGGCGCTGGGGCAGGGCGGGGGGCCAGAGGGAGATGGTGGTGCAGAGCAGTGCGTGTGTCCCGCCTGCGGAAAACAGGTGGCCCACGATCGCAGTACGCCATGCAACGAGATGAAGTGCCCCGAGTGCGGTGCGGCAATGACCGGGCAGGGGGCCCCTGGGGACGCGACCCAGAAGCAGCACCACTGCACCCTCCTGAAGAAGGCAGACCCCGCCAAAGAGGAGCGGTACGTCCTGGGCTTCGTCTTGCGGGCGAACATCGAGGACAAGCAGGGCGACATTTACGACGAAGCCGCGGTCCGCGAGGCGATGTTCTCCTGGATGGAGAAGGGCCACAAGGAGGGCTTCCTCCACCGCGAGGCAGCGGGAAACCGCGTGGTCCTGGTCGAGAACTTCCAGGCCCTGGCCGACTTCGAGATCCCGGGGCCCGAGGCAGCGGACGGGAAGGCTGTGAAGATCAAGAAGGGCGACTGGCTGCAGGGCTGGAAGATCCTCGACGACAAGATGTGGGCAGACGTGAAGGCCGGGAAGCTGACGGGGTTCTCGATCGGTGGTCGCGCGAAGCGGACGCCGGAGGAGTAGAGATATGCTGCGACAAGTGATGAAGCGGACCCGGCTTTCGGACATGGACATCGAAGAGGTCTCCATCGTCGGGCGCGCCGCGAACGGCGAGAAGTTCGTGGTGATCAAGGCCGATCTCCCTGGCGAGGGCGAGGAGGACCAACTCAAGAAGAGCGGGATCTACTCGAACGCCGTGGCCAAGGACGACAAGACTCTCAAGAGCGCGTGGGAGGCCCTGCCGCTCATGCCGCTCTGGGAACTGTCGGATCTGGTGGTGCCGGATCTCTCGACGATGAAGAGCCACCCTGTCGTGGTCGAGAACCTCCAGATGATGCTGAAGCACATCGGGGAGTTTTTCGTGAAGCTCGACGACGCGTTGGGCAAGGTCCAGAAGGACCGCAACATGTTCCCGGACGACGTGGTCTTCCCCGCTGATCTGGCGGAGTCCATCGCCACCATCGGGAAGGCGTTCGGTCTGGTCCTGGACATCCACAAGGGGGATCACCCCGGCCTGGTGCACGGCAAGGCGGCCACGACCCCAGCCGATGACCAGAAGAAGGAAACGAGTGAACTCCGTGCGCTCCTGCAGGGCCTTCTTGGCAAGGCTGCTGTGGGCGGCGCCGATCACCGCGAAAACCTCGAGAAGGCCAAGGGCCTGATCGCAGGTTATCAGGATGTCTGCAAGGCGCTGGAGGGGCGCAACGGTCGACTGGCGGACCAGATCGCAGACTCAAATCGCCAGGTGCGCGCGCTGAAGGCTCGGACCTTCAGCAGAGGGGCCCTGGACCCCGATGAAGAATTCTCCAGGGATGGCGTTCGGAAGAACGCTGGCGGTGGTGGCGGCGACGAGGACAACACGGATTGGGGTCTCGATCTGGCTGACGAGGTGGCCGAGGATATGGCTGCCGGAACCTAGACGTAGACTCCGGTGTGACGGGCTGAGTAGTAGGGGGATCTTCGGAGCGCGAGAATGAAAACCGAACCCACGAGGAGTTGAAAATGGATGACGCGCGCACCTGGATCCAGAAGGCAGACATGGCCCTTGGGGACCTCACCACGGACGGTGGTGTTTTGGTTCCCGAGCAGGCCAAGTTATTTCTCAAAAAGCTGATCGCCAGCTCCACCATCCTCCCGAAGTCCCGGGTCCTCACAATGAAGAACCCGGAGCGCCGGGTCGAGAAGGTAGGATTCACCTCCGCCCGAGTGCTGGCTGCGGGCACCTCCGGCTCCGCCGTTGGATCGGGCAGCCGGGTGGCTCCGGACCTGAGCCGCGATACCCTGACCTCGAAGCTCCTCAAGGGCGAGTGCGACATCCCGAAGGAGGTGTTCGAGGACAACATCGAGGGCAAGAAGTTCCTGAGCACCGTGACCTCCCTCATGGTCGAGCGGGCTGGCCTGGACCTTGACGAGTTGTTCCTCAACGGATACATCTCCGGTGGGGATCCCTTCCTCGGGATCCTGGACGGCTGGATCACGAAGGCGACCTCCAACGTCTACGCCGCAGGCGGGGACCTGGTGAGCAAGGACGTCTTCAAGGCGATGTGGGCAACCGTGCCCAAGGCCCACCGGAAGAACAAGAAGCAGATGGTCAACTACGTCGGCTCCGACGCGGAGTCCGAGTACGCGGACCAGATCGGCGAGCGCGGAACCCCCGCGGGCGATCGTGCTGCCATCGAGGGCATGGCCCCGAAGTGGCAGGGGATGCCGATCGTGGGCGTGCCCGTGATGCCCGAGGACGGTGGAAGCGGGCACGACGAGACCACCGCGCTCATGGGGAACCCCAAGAACTTCATCGTCGGCTTCCAGCGGAAGGTCGAGGTGGAGCACGAGGTCAGCAAGCGGGACGGGGTGGTCTACATCCTGATCTCGGTGCGGACCGACTGCACCTTCGGTGAGGAAGAGGGCATCACCAAGGGAACCGGGATCACCTACGCGTAGCCTGCGGGCTGTTCAAGATGATTCCCATAACGGGAGGAGAGACACATGGCTGATCTGAATAACCTTCCCGAGCGAGGCGTCCCCGGTACTCACCTGTCGGTGCGACATTCGCCCGACGCGGTGGCTGCCCTGCGCGCGTCCATCGCCCGGCAGAATCTCACCATCGACGTCGATGCGACGACCGGCGACGTCGTCCTGTACCTCAGCGCGGCGAAGACCACCTACATCACCTTCTCGGCAGCGACCGGCGCGACGAAGCTGGTGGTGGCGGGTGTGGACCGCGGGTCCATCGAGTCGGGGCTGATGGGCGACAAGGACCCCCAGGAGTCCGTCCTGTCTCGGTACGATCCCACCCCGAATCTGCCGGTGACCCCCACCGAAGGGGATCGGTACCTGGCCACCGCGACCGCGAACACCTGGACCAAGGACTACATCTACACCCTGAACGGCGCGAGCGCCTGGGACGAGTACGTTCCTGACGAGGGAGCGCTTGTCGAGGTCGAGGATGAGAACGTCTGGTACACCTTCACCGGTGCCGCGTGGATCCGCTTCGAGGAGCAGATTGCCCACGCGCTCCTGGCGGGTCTCCAGGGCGGGACCACGAGTGAGTACTTCCACCTGACCGAGGCGCAGCACGCGGCGTTCTACCTGGGGCAGACCGGGGTCCTGGGTCGCTTCGATCCGACCGCCGCGCTCCCCGTTGCTCCGTCGGACTGGGATGCGTATCTGGCGACTGCCACAGCGAACGGCTGGACCGATGGGAACTGTTACGTCTGGAACGGCGCTGCCTGGATTGTGGTCGTCGTGGCTGAGGGTCAGAAGCTGTGGGTAGCGGACGAGGACTTGATCTACGCCTACGACGGCGCGACCTGGGGGATCCTCCAGGCGAAGGACGCCGGGGGGCATGACCACGGTGCCGCTACGGGTGCTGGTGCCACGCACACCCACGCGATCACCGACCCCAACCATGACCACGGTGCGGCGACGGCTGCTGGTGCCACGCACACCCACGCGATCACCGACCCCAACCATGACCACGGTGCCGCTACGGGTGCTGGTGCCACGCACACCCACGCGATCACCGACCCCAACCATGACCACGGAGCGGCCACGGCTGCCGGTGCCACGCACACCCACGCGATCACCGACCCCAACCATGACCACGGTGCCGCTACGGGTGCTGGTGCCACGCACACCCACGCGATCACCGACCCCAACCATGACCACGGTGCGGCGACGGCTGCCGGTGCCACGCACACCCACGCGATCACCGATCCCAACCATGACCACGGAGCGGCCACGGGCAGCGACGGAGCGGCCACGATTCCCATGTCTCTCCGTGGGAGTATGCCTACGCCGTCTCAACCGTTCATAGGCGGTCCCTTTGCTGTGATACCTTCGACCCCGAATCCCGGTGGAGCCGCCTGGATGGAGTACAACACCGCTATCGAGCCGGACTTGGCGATCAACTGGACGGAATCCAACAATGGCGTGAACGGAGTCCTGACGTTGGACGGTGCCGGCCCGAATATCATACTCACCGATGCCATGTGGGGTGGGTTCACTGCCGCGATGGTCGGCAAGTACGTCTACATCCAGAACGATGCTACTGTTCCTGGCAACAACGGGCTTTACGGGAGGATCGCTTCATACACGAGTCCCACTGCCGTGGTCCTGGACGTGGGCACTGGGTCGTTTGGTGCCCTGGCCGTGAGCGCTGGGACAGTGGACTTCCTGGTGTACGAGTTCAAGTGTGGTGACTGTACCATCAGCTACCGCAACCTCAACACGTTGCTTGGTAACGATGAGACCAGGGTGATCACGCAGGAGGAGATCGAGGATGCCTGTGTCGCAGACGAAATAGCGGAAGGCTGGATGTCTCCGAACATGCCGAAGTGTGCTATTCCCATCGAGCGGGCTGTCGTGTACGTCGCCGAGATAACGTTCGAGTTCGTGGCGACTGCCGACGCGGAGGTCTTCGATCTATACACGGGGGCAGACAGCGGGTTCGCCATGATCCACGGCTGTGCATTCGTGCATCAGTTCATTGATTTAGCGGGAGGCCAGAATGTGATTTTAGGAACAACCACTATCTACGCTGTGGAGGGGTTGGTCCGTCCGTCTGCTCCTGTGGGTGTTGCTGGCGATATTCAGGCGACCTGCTTCCTGCCGCTGCCCGATCACACCCACGCGATCGCCGCTGATGCGACGGGAGTGACTGCGGATGCCGAGGCCACGCACACCCACGCGATCGCCGCTGATGCGACGGGAGTGACTGCGGATGCCGAGGCCACGCACACCCACGCGATCGCCGCTGATGCGACGGGAGTGACTGCGGATGCCGAGGCCACGCACACCCATTCCATCACCGCAGCGGGTGACCACGCGCATGACGTGGGCGTCTAGACTGAAACCAAGGGGCCTCCGGTGATGAGCCGAGGGCCCCTTCACAGGTAGAGGAGGACGAAATGTCCGAGCAACTCATGGCTAAGCTGGTACCTTTCAGCAGGTCGACTGGCCACAAGGTCAAGCGGTACAACTTCCGTGGGACCATGTTCCTCAATGACAACAAGTGGCGTTTGGTCAGCGATGACTTGGCCGCTTCGCTTCGCCAACTCCGCTCGAATCCGAATGATCCGACCAGCCTCCTGGCGTTCCTGGTGATGAATGAGTCCGATGCCCGTCAGTGGGAGCAGGATCAGCGCCGGAAGGTCGACGACGATATCGAGATCGTTGGTGGTGGGGGTCTGGAGACCCGGCACCCCGACGAGGTGCGCGGTGGCGATCCCGTCGTCCAGCGAGCGCTGGATGAACTTCGGAAGAAGTCAGCGAAGCAGGCTGCCGACCTCAAGGCGGAGCGCGCCGAGAAGGCTCGTCTACAGGGGCGCCTGGACGCCGCGGTGACAGAGGCAAGGCCCGAGCTGGTTCCCGAGCCGGAGAAGCTGAAGGTGGTGGACCTGGCAGCGTCGAAGCCCGCGCCGAAGCCCGCGCCGAAGAAGAAGGCACCACCGAAACAGAGGGGCACCGCGAAGAAGCGCGGTGGGAAGAAGTGAGCGACGGGGTCGCCAAGACCCCGGATCTGGCCGTTGCTGCATGGCTGCACATGTGTGGCCTGAAGGTACTGAGCGCACACAAGATCGGTCGCTATCAGTACCGCTTCAGCTTCGATGATCCGGAAGGTAGAGCAGCGCAACTCCGCGTGGAGTTTGCCAATTCAGAGTCGGCCCGATTCGACGCCAGCCAGCGGTCTCTCAAGAAGCTGGTGACGCCAGTGGACCGACGAGGAGATCAACATGGCAGGGACTGACAAATTCATTGAAAGCATGCGGGCAGATATCGGACGGTACCAGCGGATGTCCGTGCAGCACAGCGGAGCCTCAGAGGTTCTGGCGAAGTTCGTTCGGATCCTGCCTGCGAAGCACAAGGCTCGAATCGAGGCAGACAAAAATCTCGAAGGACTCCAGAAAGCCTGGGATGCAACTCTCGAGAAGTCCGAAGGCAATGTGCTTGGTGCCGTCCGAGCCATGATGAACGACATGGTTTTCAGTGTGGCACAGGAGGTGGCTGCAGAGGCCAACGCTCAGGCCCATTTGGCCGCCGAGAACATTGGCAAGGCCAAGGAGGCTGCGAGGGTCGTGAAGCAATTCGAGGCGATGCAGACTGCCGACGAAGCCGACCCCAATGCTAGCGAAGATTCGGAGGGTGACGATGTTGGCAGTGGAGAAAGGAAGTAGTCTCGGGATCGGGACAGACGAGAGCATCCTCGACTTCTGGATCGTCCATCCCGAGACGGGTCGCCTGATCGACGCCGACTCGATTCAATTCCAACTCTGGGATCTCACTGGCGACGCCCCCGCACACATCACCACAGACTGGACCGACGCCACGAAGATTTCCACAGGGAGATACTGCGTGACGGCGGACATTGCTGGCGACGCAGAAGTTGGCCGATGGGAGGTTCGCTGGAAGTGGGCCGTGGACAGCGGCGGGACCATCTACCAGACCAGGCGGGATTTCGAGGTCACGACGGTGCTTTGGGCGGATCCCACTCCATGGCTCTGCCTTCCCTACGAGTTGCGCGACGAGGGCTTCGACACCACAGAACTGCCGGAGAAGCGGCTGCAGGCGATCCTCACGAGGGTCGGCGGCTTCATCAGATCGGTGACGGGGCGGCAGCGTTTCGGTTCGGTGGGCCTCGAGGTGGAGGCCCGCGGAAGCGGCGCAGATTTCCTGATCCTTCCCGATCCGATCATTGGCCTGGGCGCTATCACTGAGGGCCTGATCGCCGAGGGCGTCAGGGACGGCGAGGACTACGACCTGGCCGATATCGAGGTGATGAACCGGCACCTGCGTGTCCAGTCCGCTGCGGATCGAGATGACCGGGATTTGCCCGGGCTTCTCCTGCCTGACGGGACATGGCTGGCAGCGTGCCTCTACTGGGTGACTGGTGTTTTCGGGTACACCGATCCCGACCTGGGCGTGCCCGGGCCCGGGCATCTTCCGATGCCGCTACGCCAGGCAGCGGTCAGGCTGGCCATCCGCGAGACTCCGCAGCAACTCGTGTTCGATGAGGTCGAGGATCGGAAGATCCGGCATCGGACACAGAGCGACCGGATGGGTAGCCATGGATCAGCATTCTATAGGGGCCGAGCGGGGGCCATCACTGGCGATCCAGAGATCGACGATATCCTGCTTCAGTACGTGCGGCCCATCAGCGGGACCGTGGTGTAGCTGTGGCCTCCGGACGTCCACTGCATTTCTTCTGGGTCGAGCTGCGCCAGCTCGTCACCGAGGATCCGTTGGTGGACATCTACGACGAGGACCTCAATGAACCCCTCTTTGTGGACGATGACGACGACAAGGTGGGTACCCTCAAGCGCCCCGAGAAAGACGCCTTCCTGGTGAAGGCCACCATCGAGGTCCAGGACTTCGAGTCCCTGCGGCAGGTGGCCACCGGGAACGCTCCAGATTCGAATACGAAGCTCTACATCCACCGTCGGGACCTGATCCGCGCTGGCCTCCTGGATGCAGCGACCGGCGTGGTGACGCTCATGGTCAACGACCGGGTGAGCAGAATCCTCGACCGATTTCGGCGCCCGGCTGTGTCTTTCGGCAATCTGGAAATCTTCGTCACGGAGGTGCGACCCGCGGTGCTTGAGCACGGGCTAAACTTCTGGCAGGTGGACCTCGATTCCAGAAAGCAGGGAGAGCAACTCTGATGGCGAGTGAGATCAAGCTCACCGGGGACTGGGATCGGGCTGTCCGAACCATGGCTACATTTCCTGAGCGACTCGCCAAGGCTCAGACCCAGGCGACCCTCATTGAGGCTCATGCACTCCGAAAGGAGATCGTCCAGGGCCTCACAAATCAGGCGCCTGGTGGGTCCTCGATCCTGGCACTGAGTCCTCTCACGTTGGCGCTGCGGAAGCTCGCACGGTTTCGTGGGACGAAAGCCCTGGTGCGGCGCGGGGACCTCCGCAACAATATCAGCGTGGTGCACTCAATTATCGGCGGGATGCCTGCCTTCTTCGTGGGCATCAAGCGGTCAGCGGTTAACGAGGAAGGCAAGGATCTGACCAACATCGGCGAGCTGCAGGAGTATGGTGTCGAGACTATCGTCGTTCCAGTGACTCCGATGGTCCGGAACCTCTTCTTGGCACTGTACATTCAGGGCTTGATTGCTGCCCCCCTCAAGGCAAGCACGACTACCATCGTCTACCATATCCCGGCGCGGCCGTTCTTGCGTCCTGCATTCGAAAAGTGGAAGAAAGGGCTTTCGCGTCGGTATGCTCTGAGGGTGGCCGGGTTGATGGACGGCGTGGCGGGGAGGCCGTAGATGGGAGTGCCGACGATTACCTCGATCACGCCGGCTGTCGGACTGAGCCACGGGAACTACCTCGTCACGATCAAGGGTGCGAACATCGCGCTCCCGCACGAGCCCCCCGCCACTGGCCCCGCAGGGGACCTGAAGGAGCATGTACGTGTGCTCTTCGATGGAGTCGAATGTAACTGGAAATTCACCGGGGTCATCGATGACGAGGATGGCGACCCCGGAGACCGGATCCTCTGGTGTCGAATCCCAGGCGGGATCCCGGCCAGCTACGTGATCGACCGGCGGACCAAGGCGACGAAGGGCGCGGTGGACGTCACGATCCTGAATATTGATGAGGACGGTGATCCGATCTCCGGCGAGACAGTGACGCTCGAGGAGGCCTTCTCCTTCGAGTACCCAGACCTGAAGCAGGACTGTATGGTCCTCCGGGTGGTGCGTGCCCTCGTCCAGAAGATGCGACAGCAGGTGATGCGGAACGTTGTCACCTCGGTCCACACCGACTACGACAACGAAGTCGATGGGTCTGCGCTGACCCAACTCTCGGAGCTTCCCGCCATCAGCTTGAGCATCCAGGGGATCCCGTTCGATCGGATGGGGATGACCCAGGAGCGAGATGTTGAGGACCGGGACGATGAGTACGGCAGCGTCGAGGTCGAAACCCCGGAGACGGTGGACCTCCGGTTCCAGGTAGTTGGGGTCGTGAGCAACGACAAGCATCTCCTCAACCTTCCGGCTGCCGTGACCAGATTCTTCAGGGTGAATCGGACGATTACTGTTCTGGCGGATCCGGATGATGCGACCCGCGGGGACAAGGTGTATCCGATCCTCCCTGACACTGAGATGACGTTCGGGCGCGCCAGGGGCAACAGCAATATCCAGTTTTTCAGGCAGACATGGGTGGTGAGTGAGATCGACATCGAGAGCTTCCTGCCACAGGTAATCAGCGGCGTCCTTGACGGTGGTGACGACGGAGTGGTGGCAGATCTCGATGCGCAGAAGTTGGTGGTGGACTAGATTTTGCAAATTGGTCTTGTGGACGGTGAGATCGAATGATACGTTATCGCCAGAACGATGGAGGGCGCTATGGGCAATAACATGCTTCTCTCGAGCAAGGTAATCGCGTTTGAGAAGGCGGCGGCAAAGAAG